CACCTCTTTCACATTGAAAAAGATATGAGACAACTTAGAGGTTTAGTGTGGTTTATAGGCACTACAGTTTTTGCCCAAATGCTCTTTATCATAGTGCGTTCATTTATGTAAATGGCATTGAGCAACACCCGCGGCTTGGTTGCTGAAGCTCTGGCTTTAGCTCACCTTGCAAACGATCCTAACATCCTATGCTTTACAGCTGCATATGGATTAGGCCCCATAGACCTTATTACAATCAATAAGACAACTGGTGAGAGAAGATACTTTGATGTGAAGTATGCATCAAAAAGAAAAAACCATAAACCAACACACAACCCTAACATTAACCGTTGCTTGTCTAAAGCACAACTGGAGCTGCCGTTACTGGTAGAAATATTATATGTCGATACAGATAACAACAAAATCACAATTCAACGAGATGCAAAGTCAGTGGAGTAATTTCTCTTACGAGGAACTTGCTTGTCAACACTGTGGCATTATGAATTTACCTGAAGAATTTTTAATTTCATTACAAGGGCTAAGGGAAAGTTATGGCAAAGCTATGACTATAACTTCAGGCTATCGATGTCCAGCTCACCCCTTGGAAACAAAAAAGTCCAGCCCAGGGTACCACACCAAGGCCGCAGTTGATATTGCAGTTAGTGGTGAAGATGCAAACAATCTATTAACGATAGCATTAAACTCAGGCTGGACGGGTATCGGCATACAACAAAAAGGTTCTGGTCGATTTTTACATTTCGATCAAAGAAGTGAACCAACTATGTGGAGCTACTAATATGTGGTTATCATTATTGCCAACCGTTTTAAAAACTGGAGCTGCTATATTTGCTAACAAACAAAAAGCTAAGATACTAATGTCTGATGCTGCCTTACTACATGCTAGTAAACAAGCAAGTGGAGAGATTGAATATCAAGCACAAGTAAGACAATCCAATGACCAAGGGTATAAAGACGAGTTCGTTTTAATTCTGGTATCAGCACCAATACTATTATTGATTTGGTCTGTATTTTCAGGAGACCAAAATATACAAATGAAGCTCGATTTGTTTTTTGATAAATTTGGTAGTTTACCTTTTTGGTATCAATCTTTATTCATTGGTGTAGTTGCTAGTATATACGGACTCAAGACAGCTGATATTATGAAAGGTAAGAAATGAAAACAGGCCTAATACCAGCTGCAATATGTTTAGTTATGTTAATAGGCTTTGGATGGATTATGGACTCAGCTATGGCTGATGTAACTAGTAATGGAGCTACTACAAACGATCAAATAAATAGCTCAGGATCTAACACTGCTATAACTGGTGGCTATGATAGCACTACCACAAGCAACACCACCTATTCAACTGGCAGCTCATCTAATACTACAACTAATAATAGTACGTCTAATAGCAGTTATACTGGAGATCAACGAGTAGTGCCTAGTGCATCAGCTCCAGCTATCAGTTCTATGAGCCAAGACTTATGTACGGTAGGTATATCTGCTGGTGGTCAATCATTTTCATTCGGTGCATCAGTCGGCATGACAAAGCGTGATCTTAATTGTGAACGATTAAAACTTGCAAAAGCTCTATACGATATGAATATGAAAGTAGCAGCTATTGCTATTATGTGTCAGGACAGTCGTGTCTTTGCAGCTATGCATAGTGCTGGTACTTACTGCCCATACGATGGCTCAATCGGTACTGATGCTAAAGGTAAGTGGGAAAAGTACGGCAAGCTACGACCTGACTACGAGGAATATGTTAAGACGCTACGCATTACCCAACAAATAGATAATGAAATATTAAAGGATATGGATGATGAACAGGTTGTTAATTTTAGTGGTGGTACTGTTAGGTTTGGTAAGAACAAGTAACGCTGATACTGTCATTACAGTAACTGAAAATTTACCCAACCTTGGAGACACTTCTACTACTACCGTTACATACAATACTAGTTTTACTACTACTGGTAATTTAATTAGCCAGGACTTTACTGATGGTACTTGGTCTGGAACTAATCAAGCAACAAGACACGGCAATGGAACGATTGCTGGTGTACATAGTAGGTATGTAGAAACTGAGGTATCTCAAGCAGATGGTGGTTTAAGTAACAGTTTATCTGAAGGCTTTACATCTAAGTTAGCTGCTGACATTTGGTTTTGGAACAGTAATGAGCAATCAGTTATAATGAGCCAAGCCTACACTAATGATGTAGGTGAGACTACAACACAAACTAAAACAGTCTCAAGTAACGCTACTACTGCCTATACTAACTACCAAGACATAATGATTATCGGTGCTAACACTAGTACCAATGGTTCTGTTAAAGTTAGATTTGATTTTACGCATGAGATAACTAGTGGACACAGAGCTGCAGATATTAAGAATCCTGAATTGAGTCTTACTTATGGTACTACAACTAACTCATCATCAACTGCTATTGAATACTGCTGGCAGAAAACTCCCAGCACTTGTCCAGCAGCTGTCGAGGAAGTAGCAGAAACGATTGAAGTATTTGAAAATGATTTAATAAATATAATTGAAGATATAGAAACACCTGTAGTTGAAGTAGAGTTACCAACTGCAATATTATTACCACCAGTAGTTATTGAAAAACCTATTGCTATATTAAGAACTGAACTAGATATACCAACAAAAATTGAACCAATTGCTACATTATTAACCCCTGTAGTTATAAATAGTCCTACTGGAGCGTTACTATCACCAACAGAAGAAATTATAAATGATTACCCTAATGAAATTGCTATTGAAACAAGACCGAATGATGAACCCGAATTGGAAACCAGTACTAATGATGAATTACCTAAAGAAGAAATTGCAATGGTTGAGCCTGAACCTGAATTGGATAATGGAGAAGTTGTTGGAGAAACAATGCCAGTGCAAGAAGAACAGCCAATGCCAGTGCAAGAAGAAGAAGTCCAAGAAGAAACCATTAAAGAAGAAGAAGCTGTCGTTGAAGCCGAGCCACAAGAAGAAGTTGAAGAACCAGTGGAAGAAAATACAGAACCTGAACGACAAGAAATAACTATAGATGTGGCAGCCGTAGAACAATCCATTGCAAATAAAATTAAAGATGAAACTTTAAGAGTGTCAGTTACATTAGAAGTAGTTAATGAATTAGTCAGCCGAGCTATGATAGCTAACCAAGCTGATCTATCAAGCTATGCTACTATGAACGCAGCTTTGTTTGATAACCGACAGCTGCCTGATGGCAACCCTAACTTCTTCAACCAGGTAGTCTTAGCTGGCTATGACAGAACGATCTATAACAACCAGGTATCATTAGGTGCTAATGATCCTATTACTAATCACAATATCAAGCTTAAAAAGGCTAATGATGCGTCTTTAAAAGCATATCTAATTTATAAGGAGAAACTAAATGAACTCAATGGTATCTAAACTAACAGGCATAGCTGCTTTGATTGGTGTCGTATTAACTATTGGTGGTGTGTTTATATCCATTGGTAGTTTTGAAGAACGACTAAGCCAAATAGAAAACAAAGAATTTATAGTTAATGAAACTGTAGATCTAAGTAAGATCAATGAAGATATATCATTACTTAAAGAAACTGTAGGTGTTCAAGACAGCTATATTAAATTTCTTGAGATGAGTATTAATGAACTAAAAGTTTCTCAGAATAATCCACTACTCAACTAATGCGTCCAGTCAAGGATGCTTTACTTGGCAAATGTAAAGAATGTAATAAAGAGATTTGGCGGAATGATAAAGGCTGGGTCCTTGAAGAATACAATGGTATCTACAAAAGATACTTATGCCATGATGCACGCCAAGAGACTACATGCTTTACAAAACATATTCGTAATGACCTGGAGGCCTAGATCGGAATTGAACCGATGTACTCAGATTTGCAGTCTGATGCGTAACCACTCCGCCACTAGGCCATGTCGTACTCATATCTTATGATACAGTTTGTATCAAAACTTTAATAAAATAAAAACACTTCCCGTTCTCGTGGTCGTTTCGTACCACACATTTCAAAATATTTTTTAAGCATATTATCAAATACTTTTGTAAATCACCCATATACAAGCAGACTGCAAATCCTTCAGCCGATGTCATTCTGACACAAAAAACCCCTCCAAATCACAAAAAACATAAAAAAACATTATTTTTTTTTAACTAATTTTTCCCAGTATTTCAACGTTTATTATATAAACCCGTTCCCGTTCCCCATGTCGTACTTGACAGAATACGTTCTGTACCCCATATAAACATTGTGAGATTAAAGATCACATACGACAAAAAAAACCCCCCCAAAAAAATAACGAAAGGTAACGACATGACACAGTATCAATTCACTGACCAACAACTTACAAAACTAAAAACAGAATATGAGATTATGAGAAACAAAACAATCACACCAGCCAATGCTCGTAAGTTGGACAAGATGATTGATAAGATTCCAGCTTCAGGTTTACAACAATTAGCCGATGCGGACATCCCGTTCATATCAGACGTGGCTGAATTAAAATATCTCAACACACTAAACAAATAACGAAAGGTAACAAATGAAAAAAATAACTAGAAGTACAGTCAAGGCATTTATTAGATATGCAAGACACAACTTATACATCAAAAACAAAAGCAGCTTCAATGGTATGACCGATGCATGTGAGCCAGTCCAGGACAATGATTGGAGACAAGCTGAGGTCCTAGCAATGAATGAATGGGACAACATAAACACATTGGGTGTGAAGGATGCCTACTTCGTTGGCCCCCACGGCAGCAAAGATTATTTTTATCCAATAATTACTTATGACTTTATTGGTTATGAAGTGAGCAATTGTTGTGGCAATTTTTTACTCGGAATTAAAAAAGATAAGCTTTGGTTAATACCAGGCCAAGACAAACTAAAACAATTAGCAGAAAGCAATTAAATGACAGATATAGAAAAACAAATCAAAACGTTTGGCATGGAGAAACAAGATGTCTTAGACGACTATGACAAAATCAAAAGCCGCTATGAAGGGGCTGAGGTTACATATCTTATGGGTATCTTATCTGATGCCCAGGAAGAGATGCAAATGGGCCACGCTGTCCAAGCCAATCAATTCATAAACAAAGCAAAATTAATAATCTCAACAGGAAGGTACTAATTTGATAGACAAACCAAAAAACGGAAGACTATATCACTTGACTGGCAAGCAAGGTGATAAGTGCATAGCCAACGGCAACACCTGGGAGGAGTCTGAATATACTAGAGCTGAGTATAAAGCAGCTCTTGGCTTCCCTGATAATGCCCTGGATGAATTTATAAAGAGGACTGCCTAATGGAAGCTCTACTTTATTATTTCATTCTACCATCACTTGGATTGCTAACGGTAATCCTGGCGGTGTTATATATCAAAATGTTTATTCAACAGATCGGAGACTTATAAAATGATAAAAGCCACTAACAAAACTGGTCCAGGTGTACAAACCTTTACCAAAAACGGATTCGAAATCTATCGGGTTGTCACTACCTATCAAGGTAAGGACCTGACCAAGATATTTAATCCGCATACTCAATATAAAAATCAATCAAATCCTAAGAAAGCTGCCTTGGAAGCAGCTCAGGAATTTGTCATAACGATCCGCAACAAAAAGAAACAGAAATCACTTGGCTCAGTCTTTAGTAAAAAGACAATTGCTGAAGGTTGTGATCTGTTGATTGAGAAAAAAACGGAGCAACATGAGACACCTGACGGTGGTTTAAAAAAGAGATCACTTCAAGCTATCATTAATAGATGTGGCCATATAAAAAATAGTGTCATTGCCAATAGACTGGTGAAACATACTAAGTTTCATACTATAAAAGATTTAGCCAGGGACATGCAAATTAAAAAATATAGTGATGCATCAGTCCAAAAAGTATGCAGTGTATTTAATATGATGATTACACAATGTATGGATCCAGGTACGGATGCAAAAAATCAGCCGATAGATCCATGGATTGACTTTAATCCATGTACTGATTTCACTCACAAACGTAAAGATCCAAAACCTGAAATAGAAATACCATCAGTTGAAGATGTACAAAAGATGGTGCTTCATTCTCCAAAATTTTATCAGCTGCTATATCTCTTTATGAGTACCACTGGTTTAAGGTTTTCAGAAGTTGCTGGGTTAACCTGGGACAATGTTAAGTATGAAGAGGATCAGGTATGGGTAAGAAATATTTATGATGATGAGTTAAAAGCTTTATCTCCTAGATTAAAGACCCATAATAGTAAACGAGAAGTGCCACTTATGACACAATTGAAAAAAGCATTACTGCAATGGCAAGCCGATGAAGATAGTCATAAAGATTTGGTGTTTGGATTTGATGGTACCTTTTTAAATTATAGCAAAGTGTATAGGAATTACAAAGACATGAAGAAGCTGCATGATTTAGATTGTGGAGGGATCCATGGGTTTAGACACTTCTACGCTAGTATGTTGATTGAATGGAACGTTAAAGGCTTGGTGTCAGTGAAAGAGATACCTATCTTTTTAGGTCACCACTCGTTTGATTTTACTCTTAAACAGTATGGTCATAAGTTTAAACAAGCTGGTAAGTGGGATAATACTGTTGATAGCTTTAGCAATGAGATAGGACAAACATTAAAACTATCTACTAATTAAGCCACTTTTTGGTCAAATTGGGGGGTACCTAGTGTGTTGGGTGCCCTCTTTTTTTTAATCCTCGTGGCTCTCTGTGCGTTTTTTGTTGTGCAAAGTAGACAAAATATGCGTTCTATGCCGCTACAGTCATATTCCCAGGTAAATTTTATATTGCTGTAAAATGGATTAAATTTCTTGTGACACAAGTCACACTCCAATTGTATTTTACAACTCACTGATCCAAGTACGGATCCTTATTTAAATAATCTATGATGGCACCTCTTATTGTTATTGGTGAACCGTCAGCTCGTCTCATGGTGCGACTTTTTAATACTGCAAGAGCTTCCATTGGATCAGGGTACGAATCTAACTGGGCAGTAATATCATAACCAGCTTCAACAATCATTGAGTACAGCTCTGTTCCTTCTTTCATTTCAGGCCAGGGCTTTACAACTCTTAACTCTGCTGTTTCAGGATCTAATTGTATTTCTAAATATATTTTTTGACCGTTATGATAAAGTGGCTGCCTAACCAATGGTCGTCTGTTAGCTTTAATTTCAAACTGTTCAGGATTGCTATTACTCATAATACCTCCAAAGATCTGCTTTTACCAAGCTGTCGTTTTAAGAATCCACGTTCAATAAGTTGGTTAATATGCGTACGAGCCGTGCTTTGGTTTACTCCAATAGCTTCTGCAACTTCTTTTTGAGAAGGTCCATAGCCAAATTCTTTTAACCACTTTTTTATAAAGTCTAAAACATTTTTTTGTTTTTCTGTCATTCAAATAATCCTATAAGTTTATTAAGAAACCATCGAGCTTTGTATAAGCATGGAAGGATGTCCCCTTTTTTACCAGCCCTGGATAAATATTTCATAATTGAACCTTTCAAATAACCAATGTATTCATCGTGGCTCAACTCATTTTGTATTACCTCTATAGTTTCAAGTTCTTTATTTTCTATGTAATGATTAGGTTTGTTAATTAAGTCGTTCATAATGTGCTCACAATCACTATGGTTAATAAAACGGTGGCTAAAATTATCCAGCCAAATGGTGAAAAATAATTCATAATACTCCTGGGTGGGGCTAAGGATTTAACGAAAAGAAATCACTATTAATGCAAAACACTCAGCCCCATAAAGATTAAAACGGTATTTCGTCATCCACTTCATTACTAGGCACTGGAGCAGCTGCGACAGCTGGCTTTGCATCAGTATCTTTAGTAATTTGCAGTGTGTAAGATCCGTCTTCTTGTTTCCACATTGAAACCCTGGCTTCATTCCAGATGTTTGCTTGTGAAATATTACCTTCTGCATCAGCTGTACCCATTGTAATAGGGCCTCCAATGTCAGGACTTTTATCGTTAGCTTTTGTGTTTGGATATACTTTTCCAAAACCTAGTTTTATATATTTACTATTCATTTTTTAGTTTTACCTTTCTTGAGTTCTATCTCGATTGCACGGAAGTGTTTTACAAATGTAGAAAATTTCTCAGGATCTCCCGCTTCTAGTCCTTTTAAAAATTCTTTAGTTAATGGTTCACTTACGACAGCTTTCAACGACTCAGTATGACTGGCATTATCTAATCGTAGAATCACACTATCATAAGTGACCGTTTCAGTATTAAGTACGGTACCAGTATGTACTTGTCCTGACTTTTGCAGCAGCTCACTATCTCTGATAGCATTTGCCAATTCCTCAGCTGAGGAAATCTTGTCATTGGATAAACCAAGATTAGCTAGGCATCTGCCCCAGCTGCTTGTTTCACAATTTTCTAATGCGGATGTTTTATTGACTGGACCAACAGCTCTAAATTCTTCTGCGGTGCCAGTAGCAACTAAATTACCATCTATAAACAGAGATGCTTTCATTACTACTCTGTTGGCATTGTTTTCTAATATTTCTGCATTTAAGGATGCCCTGGTGCCAAAATGTTTTCTTAACATTTGTATTCGAGGACCAACTTCAAGGTATTTTTTACCTTTTAATGAAATTGAAAGCTGTTCTTGTTTAATTGATAATTCGTTAATAGCGTTTTGTAGAATTTTATCTGCTGATGTTAATTGTGCCATAACCCTCCTATAAGTCGTGTGCTTGTTTGTATGCTTCTTTTGCCGTAGCCAGCTGTTCCTCACCTAAATCCCAATAAAAAGCATGTTCAAAATCGGGGTTCATAAAGCTCAGTAATCTTTTTACAGAACCTTTACTGTTAATAATGTGTCTATCTCTAAGTCGTGCTTGTTGTCTGTAAAACTCCATGTGCTCGGCCATTGCATCAGCTGTTAACAAATCACAATTACTTGAATCAAAGATTTTATGTTCTTTGTCGTTTACATAAAGTAAGAAGGGTCGTTTTTGGCCACTTGCAAAATGGTAGAAGCTGGTTTGTCGGCAGTGCTCAATTTGTGGAATTTCAGGAATCTTAACGGTACTAACAGACCTAGTGCCATCTTTCTTAACAGCATTTAATTTAGGCAGCTTACATTTCTGTTCAATAAATTTAAGTTCATCTTCACCATCGATGCGGCCCAGCATATTAATATGAGCTAACGGTAAAGTAACGTTTCTTTCAGCGGTAACTTTAAAATTTTTTGTTGTTTTTAAATCAATGCTTTTAAAACCATCGTATGAATTTTTTAAATAAGCGGGAGCAAGGTGTTTTATAGCTTCAAACTTTTCACGATCTTTTTGATCCCAGGGGGCATAAGCTCTAATCTCATCGTTTAAAGTCTCCAGGGCTTGATCCATCGACATTTTGTTATTGTTTTCTACCTTGTTACTACTGTAGGTCCAAATCTCATCACAAAACATCATTTGTGTAATGCTGCCAATAACGGTACCAAAAAACATATTAACATTAGTTTTTAAATTACGTCTTTTATCTTGGTCCAAAGCAACATATTTGTAAGCCCATAGTGCCAATGGCATATTCATTTGCGTAGGACTGTAATGATCTAATCCAAATTCTAAAAATTCAGGAGGTACTATTCCTAAAATATCTTCTAATGATTCTGTTTTAATTTTTTGACTCATGTGAACTAATTAAATTGATTTGCTAAAAAAAGGCAAGATAAAAAATCACATTAGATAAATTAAATCACATTGCAATATAATTGTAATATACATTGTATGTAATTATTGAGGATATGCTTGATAATTGTTAGCATTATCAAATACCACATTTAGACTTATTAGGCCTAAATATTAGTGGTATTTTCTGAAGGAAAGGAAATATTTTATAGAATTAGACGATGTATTTTGGTTTTATAATAATAAAATCCATGTGATATAAATTGGTAACGTCTTTGTGTTCTATGGTTACATAACGTGTGTTTTGTATATCTCCAATGTACAACAATGGTTCAGTTTTTCCAATTGGGACACTTAATCCACACAACATGCCACAGAAAAAATCTTTGTTTTTTGTTTTAAGCATAATTGGAAACATCATAGAATCTTTTAAATTACTTAAAGTTGGATCTATTGATTGTTTGGAAAACAAATGCACTGATGGAATGTAATTAGCAAAGAAAAATTGTGAATTATCCTCACCAGGTGCAACTGCATAATGGCTTTTAATAAATTCAGTGGGGCAATAAACCTTGGTTCCAGTGGGTTTAAATACGATACGCATATCATGGGTTTTACAAGGAATGGCATCTACCAGCTTTACACGACTTTCATCAACTTGGTAAAATTCAGTCCAACTAAAATCATAAGTTTCGGCAATGTCTTTAGCCAGCTCTACTGGTATTGGCCGTCTACCATTTACAATTCTTGATAAATGTTCACGGGTGTACCACTTCTTACTACCCTTACTGTACTTGGTAAAAATTTCATCTATAGGTATATCTCTTACCTTTAATACTGGCTTCATTAAGAACCCATCTCCCATGTGAAGTGTTATTGGCTTTGCGTTCATTCTATATTTTTCCTCTCATAATAATTTGTTTATCATAGTCTATTTTGGCTGTGATTTTTTATATCTTAATAGATCTATAATGTCTAAATAATTATATAATATTCTATATTTAGTGACTTTGATTTATTTGATCTATTGATACTAATATAGAATGTACTTATCAAAGTGGTGTGATCTACAGAAAATTGGCCAAAAAGAGCTTAAACAGAAGCTACAAACTGTATCACCCAGTTCAGTGAACAAATGGCTAAGGTCCAGAAGGTTCCCGTCAGTAGAAATGCTGATAAAAATCGAACACCTAACTGATGGAGCTGTCACTGCAAATGATTTTGTAAAACAATGGCAAGAACAACAAGGACAGCATGGTAAGTAAAAAGAAATTTAACCTGGCTGATTCTCGGTTGGTAAAAATTACTTGGAACGATGCTCAGGACCATGAAACTGGATGGATAGAATTACATAAAGCTAAAAAACATAAACTAGCAGCTGTGGTGTCTGTTGGTTGGATCCTGGATGAAACTGATAAACAAATAACTTTAATAGCTGACTTTGTACCTCAAGATAATGGCACCTCAAGAATAACAGCTATTCCAAAAGATTGGTGTCAAACAATAACAACATTAGTGGATGGTAAAGATGGATCCCGATGATGAATTTGGTTGGATGGTATTTAATCCTATTTCATTTTGCATTAATTATTGGTGTCTTGATCTACAGCTATCACTTAGGTCAAGTATTTTTTATTTTAGAAGATCAGTGGACCGAAATTAAAATAGCACGAGAAAACATAGAACTAATTTGTATGGAGCTTGGTTGTAAATATGATAATTGATTTAAAATGGTATGAGTTTTTTGCAGCAGCTTCTACTGGCATATTGCGTAAATCACAGTCCATTGCATTTGAACACAAAGATGCATACGGAGTCGTTTTTAACCCCATAGAAGATATTGGCTGGCAAGTTGTATCAGCAGCTTCCGAAATGGCCTGTAGCAGTGCTCTAAATCGTTATTACAGTCATTCTGTAAACACTTTTAGTGCAGCTGACATCGGTAAAAACATCGAGGTCAAATGTCAAATGCATCACAAGATTGATAGAAGTAAAAACACCAACTATTTAATCATGCGTGAGAACATGAACTCGGACTACTTCTACATCCTGGTGTTGTGTCATTCATTAACGAGGTATGAGGTCCTGGGATATATCAAGGGAGCTGACGGCAAGAAACAAGAATGGCAAACTCAAGTTGGAAGCAGACCACCTTTTTATAAAGTACCACTAACAGCATTGACACCCATTGAGGTTATTCAGTGAACTGGGGCAGCTTCATCAGAGCTGACGTTACACCACAAGCTAAGGTTGTATATCTCTACCTGGAGGAATTTATGGCCAGGCACAAACGAGTGTACTGCCGCCAAGGGACTATGGCTAAGGACCTGAGCTTAAGCAAGAGAACCATAGTGCGTTGCATTAAAGAGCTGTGTGATAAGAACTTTATCTCCAGGAAACGATTGCGGAGTAGCTGTGATTATTTTGTGCACCTAGGATTGTTACATCAAGAGACGCCAAATCTGTCCAGTATTAGTAAACCTAAATATACTAGAGTATCTAAGAATATATCTAAGACTAAGGAGACGACAAGGTTGTCGTCTCTAACGTCTCACCTGGGGAAGAATCTTAGCTTGCCATACAGAAATGCTGTTAAAGATATAAGGGGGGGGAAACGTCTTAGAAAGTCGGACCAACTACTGAAAGATAAGTTCTTTGTAGAGATGAAATCTAAGGGCAATCACGAAGAGTTTTGGAGACAGCTCATTGAAGGTGAGATTGAGTGGCCAAAAGAACTACCAAAGTTAGGTAAGCAATGAGCATAAGTTCAATACAAGTGATAGATTTGTTTCAAACAGCCTATGACACTGACAAGAAGCTTCCAGCAGTCTTTAAAAAGGGAGCTAACTCAATGAAGTTTGATGTAGTACATGAAAAATCGGACCATCATGCTTGGAGTAAACAAGAGATCAGAATAGCAGCATCAAGTAATGAGATTAGAACCTATGAGTATTGCTTATTCTATTTAAATCCATTGATGAGTGTTGAAGAAAGAAAACTAGTATGGGCTAGATGCTATGGAGCACCTTGGCATTGGATTGGTAAGAACATCTTACGTTGCTCACGACACACTGCAAAGAAAAGATATATGAACATAATAAGACTGCTAAGGATGCGTATTTGTATTGATGAAAAATTACTTGCCAAGTTACCTCGAATATGAAACTAATTCTATATACTTTGCAATAGCTTTGTATTTACCACAAATCAAAACATAATATCAAATGGTTGGAAGGCCCTTACACAAGATTTATTGTGAGAGCATGACACGCAGAAGTAACTTTACGGTTCAATGTAGAGCTAAGGGGAACTTGATGAAGTCAGGCAAGTATCGTTGTAAAAATCATGGCGGTATGTCTCTATCCAATGGACAAAGAACCGTTGATGGTAAGATCAAGGCAATGATGAATTTAAGACCATTTAAAAACAAAACTTATGATGAAGTTAGAAAAATACTCGGACCAAATTTTGGAACAACTCCAGCTTGGAGTACCACTCACGAAGATAGCAAAGAGCAAAGACATGCCTGGACTATCGACAATCTATAAATGGGTTCGTGAGAGTGAGAAGTTTGCTAACGATATAACTGAAGCAAGAAGGACTGGAGCTCAGACCTGGCTAGATACAGCTATGGAGATATTAGATAGAGAAGATATACCACCGCAACAGTTTCAGATAGTACGAGAGAAGCTGCATCATATCAGGTTCATAGCAAGTAAGCTCATTAGTCTTTATGGTGACCGCAGTGAGGTTAAGAATACTGGGGAGAGTAGCATAGTGATTAAGTGGGAGCAGCCTGATGATGGGTTTTTAACACATGAAGCACACACTCTCACGGGCACGACAAGGACCTCTGAAAATGTAAAGCAAATCGTACCAAGTACGGGCAGCCTAGAGAATAATTAAGACGTAGCCTAGGATAACGAAGGATTGTGTAGCCTTTGACCTTTTTTTTTGGCTCTACACGGACCTCGACCACCCCCAAATGGGGGGGCATCTATTATATATATATACATGGGAATTTAAAACGGACAGACACACATGAATACAAAACCTGACGTAGTAGCAGCAGTCTTTTATGATGAAAACAAACAAACAGTAACAGTTGAGTTTTCTAAATTTGAAGATGAATCTTCTGCTATGCAAGCTTGTGATTTTTTAATTAACTTGCTTGACCTACATAAAGCAGAAGTGCCGTTTGATAGTACCTTGCACTAATGACAACGATAACGATACCGTATAGCCCTAGGCCGCAACAAATGAAGTTGCATGCAGCATTAGATAAGTTTCGATTTGCCGTGTGCGTTATGCATCGTAGGGGTGGTAAAACAGTATTTAGTATTAACCATTTAATTAAGGAAGCCTTAACCACTAATCATAAAGATTTTAGAGGTGGCTTTTTTTGTCCTACCAGGGTGCAAGCAAAACAAGTTGCCTGGGATATGGTAAAAGAGTTTTCCAGGGTAGTTCCTGGAATGAAATATAACGAGACTGAGTTGCGGGCCGATTTTCCCAACGGTGCTCGTATCACATTATTTGGTGCTGAGAATATTGATAGTGCCAGGGGCCTGAAGTTTGATCTAATTGTAAATGATGAGTTTGCTCAAATGGATCCACGGATGTTTACGGAAGTACAACGTCCAGCTATTTCAGACCGATTAGGAAAGATTGTGTTCATTGGTACGCCCAATGGCATGGATGCCTTTTATCATCTATTTGAAGATGCTAAAGGTAACGATGAATGGTTTACTTGTCTTTTTAAAGCAAGTGAAACTAAACTAATACCACAAACGGAATTGGACTCTGCTCGTAAATTACAAACAGAGGACCAATACAACCAAGAGTTCGAGTGCTCGTTTACAGCAAACGTCTCAGGGGCCGTGTATGGTAAATTTTTAGAAAAAATGGAACAGGAGAAACGCATTGGTAAATTTCCTTACGACACTGGTTACCCAGTTGATGTCTATTTCGACTTGGGTATCTCTGATCAAACGTGCCTTTTATTCACTCAAACGATTGGTCGAGCACTATTCGTCATTGACTGTTATAACAATAGCAATCATGGCCTTGATCATTATGCTCAAGTAATAAAAGACAAGAACTTTTTAATACGGAATTACGTATTCCCCCACGACATAGCGGTCCGTGAAATGTCCACGGGCCACAGTCGACAAGAATACGCCTATCAATTAGGCATGCGGCCAATAAAGATTTGTCCCAAGCTACCTGTTGAAGATGGGTTACATGCGGGACAGATGCTATTGTCAAAATCATTTATTGATCGGGACAATTGCAAACCATTTCTTGATGCTATGAAATGGTACCACCGAAAATATATGGACCGAGATAAAACTTATAGTCGGCCCGTACACGATTGGAGTTCACATTACGCAGACACTTGGCGTTATGTAGCAATTGCTAATCAAGAACTAGATTTAAACCAACTTAGACCACCGCAGAAAGAAGCTGCGGGTCTACACTATAATCCATTGGAGATGTAATATGGGATTTTTAAAACCAAAGACAGTAGTAATGCCAGCTGCGGCACAGACCCCAGTTGCAGATAGCTATGTACCACCACCAGCTGCAACTATTGAAGATACTTATGAAGTTGAAAACGAAGATGGTACAACTTCAACTACTACGGCTGAAACTGAAGCACAGAAAAAAATTAGAAGAAAGAAAAAAGGTATGAGTAATACTATTTTAACTTCTAACCAAGGTGATACTTCTGAAGCTAATGTTTATAGTGCTACACTTTTATCTTGATAGATATATTAAGAACTGATGATTATTCTGTTTTATTTAATTATTTAACAATTAATAAATTTAATAACTTAGAAGATCATAATGAAGTTATTTATTATGCAAAAATATTTAAATTTGTAAATAATAATACAACAGCTGGTTTTGTATGGATGTATGAAATTGAAGCTAACGTCTACC